TCCGCCATTGGCATCACAACCCAAGGTTTCACCAATCAACCAAAATTGGTCGTTTCTATCCCACACGATGATTTGCCATCTACCTTGTGACAATGTTTTCAAAGTGTCCATATCGGCATCGCCCGTTACTGGGGTTTTACCGCTTGGTTTGAAAGACAAGGTAAACAAAGTTTCGTAGGCAGTTGTTCCGTTATCGCGTGAAGCGATTACAGTTGTTTCGATGGTTGACAAACCTTTCAATTCCCAAAAATTTGCAGTAATTGGGGTTGTGGTTGTTCCGTTATCAATCAATGTTACCAATCCCGTACCGCTTTTAGTCACTCTGTTGGCGAATTCAAAAGGGATAAAGAAAGCACCCTTCAAACCACCGACAAACTGCTTACATGGTTCGTATCTATTGGCTAATGTTCCACAAGTTGGCATATTTTTTCTATTTTGTTGTTAAAAAAAAGGGGCGGGTGTTTACGCCCACCCCGTGTTTATATTGTTCCTATATTATTAGGTTACATTAATTACAACTTGTTGAGTTGGGTTGGTAGCGATGATACCACCAGTGAAACGCATGATTACACGCACATTCTGTGAACCATCAATATCGCTCATGTCGATAACTTTAACTTCGTTGTAATCGCTCAACAAACCAGTTCCAAAGTGCAAATCGCTCTTCATACCCAATACACAGTCGTAATCGTTAAGACCAGGACACATGGTAACGGGGATACCTTGGAAGTTCATTGGCTTTTCACCAACATAGAATTGGAAGTTGTAATTACCAGCAGACAAAGCGGCTTGGTATGCTTTCATGGTAGATGGACCAACATAGTATTGGTATCCTTCTTTGCCATACAATGCAGCGGGTGAGTTGTCCAATGCTTCTTGCAAACGAGCAACAACATTTGATCCAGTTGTAGCACCACTGAACGCACGAACGATTGCAGAATTGTCAATCAAATAACCAACCATACCATCTTGACCAGGAACCAATGCGGAATCATACCACAAATTTGATTTCCAGATACCCAATTCGTTTGCTTGTGCTACTTCGGCAGCGGTTTGTGCCAACATGAATTCTTCAAAAGTTGCAGGCAATTTTTCAAATGCACTGAAACCTGCTTGTGCTGCTTCCCATGTAGTACGCAATTGGTTCTTACAAAGTTGCAAGTTTACTTGCTTTTCAATGGTAGTCAACACATATTCACCCAAGGTTACTGATGAAGAATCAGTGAAATCACAAGTTGCATCGGCAATGGTGATTGAATCTTGGTAGTTACGGATAACTTCTTTGAAGGCAACATTGGGGTGCAATGTGATAAGTTCTTTTGCCAAGGTCTCGCCTGACAACAACGCAGCCGCAATGTATTTGTTACCAAATAAACCCGCGTAGGTATTTGGAGATACTGTTGGGCCACTCAAATTGATTTTGTTTAATTTATTGTTCATTTTAGTGGTTTAGTTAAAAAGTTGGTCGAATACTCTGTCTTTGATTGTCTTTTCACGCTTATCGCTAATGTGAAAGTGCATTTTGCTTGTGGTTGTTGCTTCGGGGTTGAATGGAGTGTGAGGGGCGGGTTCAGTCGCCAATCTTTCTTCCAATTCAGCGTTCACAGCACTCAATGCAACCTTTTCAGTTTCCAACGCTGACAAACGGGCTTCAAACTTGGCTTCAAGTTCTTTGATTTGTGCGCTGAAATAAGATTCTTCCATTTCGGTTTTAGATTTCACGGTTTTCTTTGGTTTCATTCCCATTTCTTCCTTGATTTCTTCTTTCATGATATCGTCTTGGGCTTCAACTTCCTCAACGATTTCTTCCTCAACTTCGGCTTCTTTTTTAGCGATTTCAACGATTACTCCGTTTTCATCAACCTCAACGATGTTACCATCTTCCATGGCGAATTCACCTGCGGGTGCGGGGATTTTACCATCTTCGGTTACGATAAACACGGCTTGGCCTACTTCAAAGGCATCCGCTTCAAAAATGGCTTGGCCATCTTCGGTTTTTACTTGTTCCAACGCAACGGCAACGGGTTCATTGATACCCAATTTTACCATGATGCGGTCCAAGATTGATTCTGCGTTCATACTCATAAAACTTTATTTTTTTAGATTGTTAGATTTTTGATATTCCAATAAAAGGTCTTTGACCTCATCAAGTAATGATGGTTGTTTACTCATCTTCATTTTGTCCGCAAAATAACCTTCAATGCTGAATCCTTTGAACTTGCCATCCTTGGCATCATTCCACACATCATCGTTGGTGATTTTCAAACAACCCATCCATGTACCAATCGGATCGTTCATTCCATAGATGACCGATTTGTCCTTTTCCATGTCCTCTTTAATCCAAGTTTCAACCATGCAAACACCTTGAACCGCCAATTCGTGTTCAATAGTGGCGTTGCCTTGATTGCCCTTCATCAAAAACATCTGTGATGCTTTGCGTACGGTGTCCTTGGAAAAATAAATGTAAAATTCATCCATAGCCCCATCCACAATTTGTTTGCGGTATATGGGTTTGTCTGGAATCAATATCGGACCCATTAAGATGCGTTTTTCTGCATCTACCTTGGCAAACTTTACTTCATGGGATTTTAACGCAACAAAATTGGATTCAATGGCGGGGGCTTCCACGATGCTTATCGCATCAATGCCACTTGCCATTTGTTGTTCATCCAATATAAGTTCAACGATACGCATTAGAAACCAATGTTTACATTTTTCAATTGCGCCATGGCCTTATCGGCACGGGCAATATCTTTGGTGAATGTGTTTACCCAATTTGAAAATGCTTTGATGGTTCTTTCATCACCCAAAACCTTTGCGGATTCAAAACCAGTTTTGGCTTGTTTCAAACCTTCCAAATTTAACCTTTTTGATTTTTCCAATCTATCCATGGCGTTTGACACTTCTTTTTGAATAACCAAAAGTGTTCCCGCTTCCATGTTCAAATTTACCAACTCATCCAACAACCCTAATTCAACTTTCATTGGGTTATTAATGTTTGATGCCATGAATTTGTGAAATGATGTTTTCATATTCTATATAACGATTTATCCAGGGAATGTTGCGTTTTGTTGGATTCTGCGGTCAAGGGCTTGTTGTGTACTCATGTCCGTTGCAACTGCATACGCCTTGATTGGCTTTTGGTTTTGTTGTGCCAATGACCTTGCTATCTGTGCCGATGGGTCGGCTGAACCACCCACGATTGATACACTTGGTCCGCTTGGTGCGGATGATGATGTGTCCGTTGCACCTGGAACGGGCGTGGCTACCATTTTACGAACATTTGCAAAACCCGTTGCCAATATCGCCGCCATGTTGATGTATCCAATTGGCGTACCCGCTCCCGCTGCCAATGCTTTGGTTGCACCCATGTAGGTATCAATGATGGCACTTGCTACGGCCAAGGTTTTACCCGCTGCGGTTTCTTCACCAACGGCAGTTGCAATGGATGTTAACGCACCCGTCACGGCACTTGCCAATGCTTCTTGTTGACTGATTTTCAAATCCGTCAATGCCTTTTCATTCTGCGCAGACCATGTGGCAAACTCGGTTTCTTTGGTTTTCCTATCCGCATCGTATTGGGTTTGTGCTTCCGCCTTTTGGTTTAACACTTCTTGATACGCTGCCGTCCCCTTTGTGAGTTGTGATAATTGTGTGTCAAAATCCGCTTGGCGTCTTGCGTTCAATTCATCCAATTGACGGATTTCTTCTTCACGCAATGCCTTTTCCGCATCCTTAACCGCTTTGAATTTTTCAAACTCATTCTTGATTAAGTCGGCACGATCCACCGCCGCTTGTTTTTCAGCCAATAACGCTTCGTTGGTGATTTCTATTTGTGATAACTTGGATTCGTTGATTGACTTTTGAATGTCCAACGCTTCTTTACCCAATGACACTTCGTTGGTCAAGGTTTCCGACATCAACCCCGCATACTTGGCCGTAACACCCGTTAATTCTTGTTGCAATGCCAATACTTCATTTGCTCGGTCTTTGTTGTAACCCAACAAATTTTGTTGCATTTGAATGATACCCATTCGGGCTTTGATGTTTTCTTGTTCCTTTTGCTCACCCTCGGCCAATACCCTTTGCAATTCCTTGTTGGCAATCAATCTATCTGCAATGGTTTTGTTTTCATCATCACGAATTTGGCGTTGCTTTTCAGCCATCAAATCGTACTTTTCAACAATACCTTGATAAAGGGTTTGCAACTTTTGGATGTTGGCTTCCGCCGCCGCCAATACATCCTTGTTATCAAATGCCCGTTTGGTGGCCTTTCTTATTGTGGTAACTGCATTGGTCACACCCTGAACAACATCATTCACAACACCCTTGATGTTTTGCATCTTCTTGGCGTTTTCTTGTGCCAATTTGATGTTCTGTTTTTGGAGTGCGTCTATTTCATCGCTTATCTTTTTGGCTTCTTCGGTGTCGCCCGTGAATTCGTTCCAGTTCTTTCGGAGTTCCAATATGGCAATCTTTGCCGTGTTTGCCCATTGAACAAACTTATTGAACACCCCGTCAATCATGTTTTCTTTAATCCACTTCGCACCATTTTGGAATGATGTCACCAAATCACCCCACCATTTCTGCGGATCTTTGAACGCCTTACCCATCCAAACAAACAATGGTTTCAATACCTCGATTACACCATTCACCACACCTTGCATCACAACCATGGCTTGGTTCATCAAGTCAACCACTTGTTGGTTTTCACTCAATACAGTTTTGAAGGTGTCTAACACCCCCAACAGAATACCAAAACCCAATCCCGTCTTGACTGCGTTTCCTATGGATGCCAAGGTTTTGCCAAACCCTTTCAGCCCGTTCGCTGCCTTGCCGAATATACCAGGTAAACCCTTGACACTTTTGGATAAGTTATCAATGTTCTTTTCCGCCTTATCGGTATCGGCATTTACCTTAAAATTTATTTCTTCCGCCATGACTTGTATGCTCTTTTATATTGTTTTGCAACTTGCTTTAATGTTTGGTTGTATTGGTATTTTCCTTTGGCAATTTCCACCGTGTCGGATACCCCGTACCATTCTTGTGATTGTAAAAGTTGAATTATCTGTGTTATCATTTTTTCAGTACTAAAAAGTTTGCTTTTTGAATTACGATTGTATGGCTTCCACCCGTTACATTTTTCCAAACAAATGTCACTTCATCCGTAGGGGCTAAATCCAAAATGGTTTCCATGTTCACGCTATGGTGGTTTGAATCGGTCAATCCGTATGCGCTTGTGTCAACACCATTAATTTGTATTTCAAACTCAATTTGTTTGTTCCCACTTTGCCCAAATGCACACATGGCCGTGAACTTGTATTGGCCACCTTCTGTGCAAACATACTTTGCCAAAGACATATTGGATGTGATGTTGTCAACATAACCAATTGACACTTCGCTTTCCATTGGAATCGGATCCCATATCGTTGAATCTGTGGTTCGTGATATTGCGGAATCACGATACATGGTAACTTGGTTGAATTGTAAAATGGCTTGCATGTTGTCCACTTGCTGAACCAAACTAAACACATTGTTTTTGTTGTAATCCGTATCTTGGTTTGTATCCAAATAATCTTGGTTGTTGTACCGATACGAATTCATGATACCTTTTGCCACCGAATAATCCTTCAAGTAAGTTTGGCCAAATGGGGTTTCCGTTGGGTTGGTGAAATCGGGTTTTTGTCCAGTGGTTGTAAACCTCATGATATCCACATCGGGGTATGTCACCAATTCCAAGTTTGCAACCTCCGTTAACATATCGTATTGGATTGATTGCACTTTGTAATAATTTGATGAAATGGCGATGGTGTCGTTCAATTCAAGATTCAACCATTCCCCTACGGGTAGTATTGCAGTCATTTTAACAACCCTTGATTGCGTTGAATACATTCGGGATAGGTATTCGGTCCAATACATATCGTACATGGTCTTTGTGGGCGCGTCACCACGCAATGACAATTCCAATCCAAAGGCGTTTGAATAAGTTGTGGATAAAGTTGGATATTCCGAATACGCAGTCATTAACGGCATAACGATTTGAATCGCATTGTTGAAATACCACACATCGGATACGGATTGTTTACCCCCGTAGTAAAATAATGTGTAATCTTGTTGCACTGGCTTGGAATCAGAATCCAAAAACACGGGAATGTTCAATTCCGTTTTGCGTACAATTTGCCCATTGTTGTTTATCTCATTCATTGCTTGTGGGCAAATGATGTGAAATGGTGTTTCAACATTGAATTCGTCCGTTGGGTAATCAATTAACGGCATGGTTTTAATACTTCCAAATTCCCTTTTATTGATTTGCTTATAGTACGCATTTGCCAAACAAGTTGATTCCTGATGCGTGAATGAAATGTGGCGTGGTATTGGAATTTTATCGTGTTGAATGTCCTTCACATCCACAAATCGTGTCCAATTTCGTGTTGTTCCCGTTGCTAACCAATCTTGAAGGTTGTGAATCTCAATTGTGGTTTC